CATATGGAAGAACTGATATACCATTAAATGAATATCTATTAGCCCACATCCATTCTCCAACAGCACCCCATTCGTTGATTCTGTAAACCACATTACCCTTATCGTCTTTCTTGTCATGATAAACTACTTTACCATCAGTACCTTTGATTGGGTGTCCGTTTTCATCTTTTATAGATACTTGTTCAGCTTCTTTCTTAATTGAAACCGTTACAGATACATTATGGGTATTTTCACCACTTCTGTGTCCACCTCTTACCCAGTTTTCATTAAAACTTTTAACTCTATCAAGTAAGTGCATTGGAGATTCATGTCTAAAGATTGAACCTTCTGGTGCTTTTTGTGGAATTTGAATAACCGCTTGCTCATTAGGTCTAAAGTATTCATCTTCGATTAACTCTGGATGATAAATAGCTAAGTGAGTATAGATTGATTCATTTTTACCAACTCTGATTCTTCTAATGTAGAAGTCATTATGCCAAGCATGAATTCCAGATGATGTACCTAAAACCAATGATGATGTTCCAGATGGTTTAACTGTAGTTGTTCTAGCAGCCTCATTAATCTTTAACAAATCAGCAATTCTCTTGTTTTCTTTAAGGACTTCTTTTGATGCTTCTTCTAAATCATATGCTAATACTGCACCAGAACCGATTCCAGTCATACCTACACCAACTAAAGCATCTTTCTCAGTTGTTCTCTTCCAGATATCTCTTAAGTAATGAAAGTCTGTATAACCAGCTTGTAATGTACCAATAAATGCCGCTGCACGTACTCGTTCATTTAAGTCTTCTTGCGATTCAACATTAGATGCGTTTATTTCTGTAAGGTTACAGAATTGGTATGGTCTAAGTGCGATTTCACAACATGGATTCGTTCCCCAGTCTCTATCGTTAGAGAAATAAACACCTGGTTCTCCAGAGTTAGATTCTTCAACTTTTTTCCAAAGGTCGAAAAATCTTTCCTCAGTAATTTTATGTCTAAGAATTACTGATGAGTTATTTGCTCTACCTCTTTGTGGATTAAGTTCCCACCAGTTTCCAAATTTACAAGTAAGCATTGATTCATCATCCATTGAGAACAATGAAATAAGTGCTGCTCTACGAATACCACCAGCCAATACTGCATCTGCAATAAAACAAACAATATCATGTACTTCAAGAGTGGTTAATTTTTCACCATCTTTTTTACTATCTAATATTTTGGTAATATTGTGGATACAATCTTTAAGTGGCTGAGGACCTGGTGCTTTACCACCAGATGTAACCAAAAGAGAACCCTTTGCTCTAACATCTGAGAAGTCAAATACTGGAGTTGACATACCTTCAAAATATGCTCTCATCAATACCTTAATTGAATCGGCCCATCCTTCAATACAATCTGGAATTAAAAACCTTCTAGTTCTTTTTGGGTTAGGTTTTCTAATTTCTGGTAAACCAGCAACATGGTGTCTTTGAACAGAATATCCAACACCAGTTCCACCTAATAATAGGAACATAATTTCACTAAATGACTTGTAATGGTCAATTGGTAAATAAGCACAGTTATAAATTCTGTTAGGTGATATTTCAATCGGTTTACCACCGAATTGTAATGACCTCATAGAAGGTAAAACTTTTTTGTCATAAACAAATTTATATACTTCCTCAATATCATCTTTGATATGCGGATAACTTTTTTGGTGCATTTCTTTGTTTCTCGTCACCAATTCTTCCCAAGTTTCTCTTCTTTGTAGTTCTGGAAGATACTTTGCGTACTTCATGTATACTGTAATATCTGACAGTATCGTTGTTGATAAATCCATAATTGTTTTTAATTTAAAAATTTTTGTATTAGTAAAACCAATACCACATTAAGTAATGTTACAATTCATCAGCTTCTTCAAGAGCCTTTTGTCTGGCTTTTGCAGCATCCAATATACTATTAACCTTCGCTTGTGAATTAACTTCTTTGTCTTTCTTAACTTGCATGAATGATTTTCCACCATTATCTTCAACGATTTCAATTTGAATTGTACCGTTGTTAAAAATAGCCTCACTAAAAATAATACCATCCTTACCAAATCTAGATTTAAGAATTGCTATGTTAGCATGTCCACTTTCTTTTTGGTCTAATGTTTTAGCGATAGAAACAATGAAGTGACCGATTTGACCTTTCTTGATTGAACCACCAATCATAGTCGAATCAACAGTTTCAGCCCCAATTGAACTTCTATTACCTTGAACCGCTGTCCAACCAGCCATGTCCATTTCAGCTAATAAAGTTTCAAATTGTCTCATCACATTACCTTCAGCATCCCAACTTTCTTTAAAGGCTTTACTAGATTGTATACAATCAATGTAATCTACAAGAATAATGTCTGGTTTGAAACCTTGTGCAATTTGCGTTCTAATATATTGTCTGATGTGTGGTATTGTAGTACCATCACTAGGAAACTTTTTCAACCTAAGTTGACCTTTTTTCTCTGATTCAATCTTAACTCTCTCAACCAATGTTTCTTTATGGTGTTTTAAGTCGTTAAGGTTAATACCAGTCCAACATGATAAATGCTTTCTTTGAATAACCTTTGGGTTATCTTCGAAGAAAATTTGAAGAACATTAAGTCCTTCATTTTTTGCTGTATTAGCAATCTTTGTAATCATAGTTGTTTTACCAACACCAAATGGTGCTAATATAACCCCTAATTCACCTTTGGATAAACCACCATCCATACATTCGTCAAGACCCTTAATACCAGTTGGAATTGGTTTTCTAAAGTCATCACATAAGACACTATCCATGTCGTGAAACACATCTATTCCGTCATCCTTTCCGTTACCAGTTTCTAAGGCTTTCTTAAGGATTTCTTCACATTTGTCATAATCATCGATGTCTCCTTTATCAATGATTTGTTGAATTTCTCTTACTGATTTTTTTAACTCTTGTTGTTTGCAAAACTTAAGTGCACGCTCTTGAATCCAAAGGGTATCATTCATATCAGCATCCTTGACATGTCTAAGTTGTCTAAGTATGAAATCTCTCTGAATCTTATCCTTTGCACCATCCATGAGCCTCATTTCCAGACTACTCATGTCTGGAACGGCTTCATGTTTCTCGTATGCACTTTTGATGGTTATGGCTATTTTTCTAAAGAATTCGTCTTCAAAATAATTAGCATCCATAATATCCATAATGTTGTTTGCAAACTTCTTATCCGTTAGGATTTGAAGTAACAATCTCACTTGGAAATCTTTACCTAAATATCCGAAATCTTCTTTTTTTAAATTGCTCATGATTTGTAAAACACTCTTTTAAATAAATACATTTTAGTCTACCAAAGTTTGGTACTTGTTATCATATTCATCTCTTAATTTAGAGATTGAATCTAAAGAATACCCCATATACTCTGTAGTGTACGATTTTTGTGAAAAAGTTTTTTTAATTTCTTTTGTAATCGCTGGAAGAATATCTAAATGAATTGGAAGACCTTTCTCATTCAATACCTTCTCACCCCAAATATTTGTTTGGTGTTTTAAGTTTACTTTATATCGGATTTTTGGTGGGAACCAGTTACCACTAAATTGACTAATACCAACAACCTCATCATCAATTCTGATTTCAAATGTATAAGTATCTTCTTTAAGCCAGATGTTTTTTTCTGTTTCTTCACCAGCTTTGTATGATAAATGTGGATTATCTTCAAAGAATTGAATGTATTCTCCAGACCTTTCTTTTAGGAATGATGGTATAATACCCATTTGTCCAAAATCATTGTTATTCATACCTGTAATGGTATCTAATAATTCTTTCATCTCTAATGATTCAATCACATCTGGATTGAAATTGTGGATATTGAAATATCTTTGGCAAATAATGTTTCCATTGATTCTTAAGATAAACTCAAATGGATGTTGTTCTATTTTTTTATCAGTCATAATTTTTAATTTTTTACAATATTATTTTTCCCAATTCTCTATCTATCAATTTCTTGAAAGGAATCAGATAATCAGCGAATCTAACCTCACCAACTATATCGTCTATACCATCTTCTTTCATTAATGTATAGGCATTCTTTATCCCCCGCCCTTCTGGGTCAAGTGTAGCATCTAGATATTCATCTAGTCTAGCCAGACCAACCTCAGTCATCATAGGTTCTTTTAAATTTACAAGTTTCCAGTTTCTATCATAAAAATCCATACCCATTATATGGTCAATAGCATCACCGTTTTCATCAAGTTTGGTTGTTGTACCAGTTATGATATTATCGAGTACTGCTAATGGTTTCTTTTTTGTAGATAACCTTTCTTGTTGCTGTTTATCAGCCGATATAAGAATTTCTTCTAGGGAAACTTTCCTTTGTGATAATTCTGGAAAGTGTTTAAGGAGTGTTGGTTCTCCTAATCTTTTAATGCCTCTTATACTATCACTGACATCGCCAATTATAGATTTAACCAATGCGGCATTTTCAAGATGATACTTAAAATAAGTATTGAAGTTTTCTGTTGTTACATAGTTCTTAATTTGTGGGTCACAAAAGTAAATTTGTATCCCCTTGTTAATCAATTGAGCCATATCTCTATCATTGGTACAGATAGTTATTGTTTCGTGCTCCTTTTTCGTTTTACAATAATACGCAATATAATCATCACTTTCAACTATTTCGTCAATTATTTGTCGAATAAATAATTCATCTAAGTATTTTGATATACGCATCTTTTGTCTAACCTCTTCTGGGTCAACAGGATGGGTGCCATTTATGAAGTCTTTACCTCTAGCACTTTTATATTCTTCGTAGATTTCATATCTTAGTTTTCCACTAAATTTTCCATCCCAAAACACATAAACTTGGTGATATAGATTTTCTGTTAATAATTTACGTAATACCGTAATGAATTGGTAAGTACCGCCTATGTGTACACCTTGTCTATTAAACTCGCTACTAGCCCCAAAGAAACCTGTTTTGAATAAGGCATTCCCATCGACTAGTAACGTATTTAATTTTTCTTCTTTTTTCCCAAATCTGGGTGGTTTTCTATTCACATCATGTGATTTAGAGGGTTAATAAAACTGTTTCTTTTTAATCTCTTGTATCAACTTTTTCAGTAACTTCTTCTTTTTCAATTACGAAATCACTATATTCTGAGTTAAGACGTTGAAGGATATAATCCTTATGTTGTTTTTTGTAATCTTCAATTTTTGATGGGTTCCAGTAACCGTGTGGAGTACTGGCTAATACACCATGTTCTTCAACACCATTAACTTGGTTTTTTTCACATCTTACTTTTGTTTCAATACCGAACTGATAAGTTTCACCACCAGAAGTAGCTTTTAATTTAACAGTTGAGTGTGATAGAATACCACCAAAGTGAACAATTACTCTTGGGGAATAATAAAATGCTTCCCCACCCTTATGTTTAATAACTTTGTTTTCATTATCTAACCATATTTTTTGAACAACCGCAAATGTGTTCGTATAATCTTTACCTTCTCTTCTAGATGCTGGTATTCTATGGTTAACTAATGATTTAAATGCCGCTTCCATTGAACCAGCATTCCATTGGTTGTTGTTTGATTTTGACATTACAGATTTGAACCCGTTAATAGACCCAACCGAATCCCAAAGGAAGCATAAGTTTCTTGGTAATTTTTCATCTGCTTGTAAATCCAACAAATCGCTCATTAGTCTTGCAACATCTTCAATTATTGGTTCATTTCTAAGTGGTTTAGCACCTTCTTTACCTGTACTGTAATCAAATTTACAATATTTGTTCATTAAATCATCACCATTCATGAAAATAAAATCACCAGTATAATCTATAATCTCACCAGTTTCTTCATCAACAACTTCATCGTATTGAACACCTATATTTCTTGCGTGTTCCCATGACCAGTTACCTTCTGTTTCAATAATTACAGCTAAATCACCAATTTTTTGACACCCAGCTACTGCTTCATACATTGCTGTGGACTTACCAGTGTTAGAATAACCTCTAAATGAAGTGAAATAACCCCTAGCAAGACCTGGTATCTTTAATGCCTCATGAAAAGAATCTGATAACGGAATCCATGTAAGGTCTTTTTCTTTTACGGTAATATCAAAACCGTTATTTTCTTTAAAACTATTTAAGTCAAAATTTTGTTTACTTACTGCTTTTTTTGGTGCCTTTTTAGCCATTTTAATTTGTTTATACTATTGTTATGTTTAGAAACAAAGAAGGTCACTAATAGTGACCTCCAATATCTCAATTGACTTATTAGAATGGTAAGTCGTCATCCTCATCTTCTGATGTAGAAGCTTCTGGTGCTGCACTTTGTGGTACAACTTCTGGTTCAACTTCTGGTGAAGTTGTTTGTTCTGAATTACTAGAACCAATAGTTAATTCACTATCAAATTCTTCATCAGCAGAATCTTTCTTTTCAGTTTCAGTAAGGGATGCTTTATCTACCCATTTACCACCTTCACCAGATGCGTTTTTCTTCCAAGCTGGAACCGCACCTCTAACGATAAGTTCGTTGTAATCATAAGGCTTAACAGAATAAACACTTTCCCATGTTTTATCATTAGATTTCCATAATGCACTTTGTGCAGCATCCTCACTAAGTGGGGTTTGGGCCATGTTAAAGTTAATACCAGTTACAACTGAATTTTTACCATCTCTAGATATAGAAATAATCATGTCTCTACCATTTTCAGCTGAGAATGGGTCTTCACCTTTAGGTAACACCGCAAAAGCTGCATTTAATTTATCCCAAGTACCAGCATTTTTATAGTGGTGGTTAAATCTCCAGAATTTAACACC